TCCATGATTGTTATTGCCAGAGGTATCTAATGCTCTTGCTCTTGTTGGTTTTTGAATTGTTTGTATAGTAGCTGGCATTATGTTAAAGTCCCATCGTTTGAGCCATGATTATCATTAGCATCTGCACTTAAATTCCACCAAGATACTAAATTTGTTGTTTCAGATGAGGTTAAACCTGCATAGTTTTTCCACATAATAGATTTGATTTCTGCTGGAGTTAATACTCTTGACCATAATCCTACATTGCAGATATATCCATCTGTATAATAAGTTTCATATCTACCTATTTGGACAGGCTCACCTTGATTTTCCATTGCAGTATATGACGCACCCGCACCTTCATAATTTACATCATCTACTTGTACTCCATTTAGATATAGCTTGATTCCGCTACTTGCACCACTTCCACTATAAGTTCCTGCAAGATGAATCCAACTGCCCTCATAAGATGTTAAAGCCGTTGCATCATATTTCCTACCTATATATTGTGTTCCTCCACTATCATCTCCACATATCAATTTGATTTTATCATCAGTAGCACCATAAGTTCCAAATCGCCATTCAATGTCATTGCTAAACTCTCCTTTATGTGCAATGGTAAAATCAGTTGCATCGACCATCTTTACCCAAGCAGATATGCTAAAAGCAGAATCAGTTGAACCATCTCCAAAAGAGAAATCATCAGAATCTGCTATCTCCACATAATCATCAGTCCCATCAAAGAAAGCTGCCCCATCACTAACAGGTACAACTCCTCCTGCTGCGTAATTATGTTTTAATACAAGGGAATCTGTTACTATGCCAGGGGTGGCTAACCCTGTTTTGGATAGGGAAGAACTTAATCCTAAAGCCATGGCTATCCTACATAGGCTATTACTTTACCCGATGCAAGAGTAAAACCTGTCCACCTACCATATATTGTCATTCCTGCTGGGAATATAACTGAATCAACTACAGCACCAGCATCTGAATCTATATCTGTTCCTACATATTCTGAACTAGGATATAATTGATTTGATTCTGATATTAAACCCCCATTGCCTGAATCAAATACTGTATCTTCTATGAATTGGATTGCCACAAAAACTCCTTTTGCCCGATTGCAGGCTGTTGTTCCTGTAACAAGTATTGATCCAGCTTGTCCAAGAGCAACATTATGTGCTTCATCTGCTGAATATTTAGCGTACGATGCCATTATTTCTCCTTTTTAAATATTTTATCATAATTCTTTTTATATTGCTCATCAGCGTTGCTAATGCGATAAAAGTCACCCTTACCCTGAGTATTTATACCAAGCTGTGAACCATTAAACTTTTCAACCCCACCTTCTCGTATTTGCTTTGCTAAATCCTTCATTTTTTCTTAGACTTTTTAGACTTTGCTTTAGGTTTAGGTTTCGGCTTAGGCTTTGCAACAATAGAACCTTCTGGATTTCTTCTATCTAAAACTTGGACATATCCCTTAGCCTTTAAATTTTCAACTTGCTTGACAACATCCCTATCATCACCTTGTTCGGAAATTCTTTTAATTCTCTTCTCTGGTTTATACCAATATTGTGCCATTATATCTCCTTTGTTTTATATGGGGGTAGTTGCCCACCCCCATATAGTTATTACAAGGTTGTGTTTAGTTATTAACCCAACGATAACCCTTCTTATTAGAAGCACTATCAATCAGTTTACAACCATAGATTGTATCAGATACAACCTTAGTTCCAAGAGCATCAACTGAGTATTCAGCCTGTACTCTTACACCCTGTTGAACAGCACATACGGCAGCAGATTTATGAAAAATCGCACCACAGCATACTGATCCACCTGTTGAGATGGTATTAGACATATAGACATTTATACCAAACAATCTGCCCATAAAGCCTTTTGTTCCACCTGCATTTAAGATAGAACCATCACCACTTGCATCGGCTCTCCAAAAGTTTTTAGAGATTCCTGCACCAGGATCAAGGATGTCAGCCATCATAGTTGGATTAACCACCAATGAACAAGCCCCATCCATGTAAGGAACATCATTCTCACCCAAACTTGCTAATGCAGCCTGAAAATCATCAGTAGAAAGATTGTCATCACCACTTCCAAGTGCAACACTCACATTAAGACCATCAAGTTCAGCCCAGATATCACCATCTAAAGCACGAGCAAGTGCTTCGCCAAACATTTGAGTATATTTAGCTACTAAATCAGCATTTGATTGAATTTTGAGAATATCTTCAAAAAGCATAGCATTATATTTATGTTTGTTGATTAATAATTGAGTTGTTGTTGTATCAGTAGCATCATAAGTTACCAAAGTATTGGCAGCCTTATCTGATGAAGCATCAAAATCAATTTGTGGGATATTAACTGTATCTCCACTACTTTTTACTAAAGAAGAATAATCTTCAATTAAATTCTTGAAAACTGTTCCTCTTTCAAAATATCTATAGATACCATCACTCCACAATTCTGGGACAAAATCGTCCGCAGTTGACGTGGTGTGAGCAGCACCTAGCATTCCACCTGTTATAGCCATTTCTTTACCTCACTATTTAATTTTTATTTTTATACGAATTAACAACATCATCCCAATTTTCTCGTCTATCTCTATCATCCATCTTAGTCCAATCCTTACCTTCAATATCTGATTTGATATTTCTAGATTGGGCTGGAGTATGTGATGGGTTAACAGGTTTAGATTCTTCTTTAATTGAAACAATGTATTCTAGAGTATCCAAATCTTTCTGACTTAGAGACTCTCTATCTTCCTCTGGCAGCTTTGAAAGCAACTTTTCTCTGCGAGTAGACTCATGGGCTTCCCATTTTTCCTTAAACGGAGCAACGGATTCATACAATTCCTTATATTTTTCCTGCTCTTTCATTTGTTTAACTTTTTGGGTTTCCCTGTCTTTCACAGTTTCTTGAACTGTTGTCTCTGCATCCTGCGCTCTCTTGCGAAGTTTTTTTGCGTTCTGCACTTCATCAAGATAGAGTGCTTTATAATCTACATTCTCACCTTGAATAGTAGGTTTGCCTTCCTGGCTTTCATTTACGTCGTTCATCTGAACTCCTTCGTCTGTTTCTTTCATAATTTCTCCGATTTTTTTATGTGTGAAAGTTAAACTATTATAAATATACTATACAACCAAGAAATTCTAGGCAATTCCCATGAATATTATCTCTTCACCCATACAGGCTTCCATTTCTTCTAGTAGAGTTGTAGAAAAGCAGGCTTCATCTTCATAGTCTGTTACAAAAACACTTTCACTTTCTTCTAAAACATCTTCTATAATCTTCTTTGCTATGTCTTCAACTTGTCGTAGTTCTTTCTTAGTCATACTGCCTCCTATTTTTCTTTAAGGAAAATATTTATAAAATCTTCATATCTATTTTCAAGGTTGGTTATTGTTTTATTCAAGGCTTTAGTATCCTTGCTTCCACCTGAATCCCAATCGTCTGGAAACTCGATAATTGTCCTAGGCTTCATATCTGATCTACCATCATTTAAATATTCTGCATAGTCATTATAATCAATATCAAAACTTTTAGTAATCATATTTGGTCGAACCTTTATACTATTGCGAAGGCTTTTAGTTCTTTTTAATATTGGATTAGCACCTCTATAGCCTTTAGACCTTCTCTCTTTTCTAGTGGAATCTTTAAGTGGTTCAAAATCATTTCCATTTACATCTTTTTCTTTATCAAAGTTAGATAGCATTTGTTTTTCAGCACCAGCTGCAACTTCAGATAGCCATGAGGAAAATTCTTCACTTAAAATTGCTTTTAATTTATCTAGCGTTGTCGATGCCATTATCTTCCTCTTCTTTCAAAGGCTCTATAGCCTCTTTATTCTTTTTAATTATTTTTCTAGCTTTTTCTAGAGATAAATCTGAATTATTCCTCTTCAGAATTTCCTCTAATGTAATAAGACCATTGGCTAATTCCCAATCATCTTTTTGAATTTGTTCAGAAATAGCACGAGGATATTCAGGCTCTTTAAAATCTATAGAAAAATTCTCTACAGAGGGGAGACTCCTACCATTCTTTTCTGCTATTATCTTTTCTTTCCTATAAAGAGATGATTCAAAGCCTCTCCATGTTTCAATATCGTCTTTATAATCTTCTACAAATTCAAAATCTTTAATTCTAAGGGCAAGACCCGAAGAAGGTCTGTCCTGATTAGAATCAAATGTGACATACATATGCTTTGAAATAGCCAACATCTCAATCATGCCTTTTGCTATTTCTAAAACTTTATGAGGATCGCCTCCTGGGGACTCTATTCCAAATCGACCATCCACCGGCAAGTTGATCAATTTATCAGAACCAACTCTGGCGATTGGCTGATCCTCATAGACACCAGATGCCCAGGATTGCCCAAACATTTGAAATCTTAACCCTAGCATAAGTTCTGTCATTAAAATATTAACATGCTCATTAACATTGACAACATCCATAGCACCCTCGCCATAGAAATCATCTATCTGCTCCATAGACCTAGGGAATACAAATGGAAGTTCACCATAAGGATTGCTATGCTCTTCTTGTATATTTCCATGTCCATCATAAACAATGTTAACACTATCATCCCAATAGGCATACAGCATAGGAGAAGTATAACTAGGGTCTGATGTAGGATTAAGGATAGGATATATTATTGCATGAGGCTCATATGGATTCTGAGGAGAGAAATAAGCATCATAATAATAAACAAGCCTATAATCAAGTCTTGGCTTATCTTCTTCATCCTGCCATATTATCCTGACTGCGGGAGTATCAAGTAAATTCGTCATCCGTTCCACATGTTTCATTCTAAGGTCTTTTAACTTAGTCAGCTCTGAATATTCATTGGTCGCACTCTTATTCCCTAAGTCCCTATTGGGAGATAGTGTATATATTCTTGATTTCTTATCAATAAACTTTTTTGCCAGATTCATTGAATACGCAGGAACTTCACTAAAAGATGCTGAATCAAAATAATTACCATATTTCCCTGCAATATATTCTTCTGTATTAGTTCCTGTATAATAATTTAAAAGTTTTTCAACATATTTTCGTCTTGCTCTTGATCTATCTAGTTTCTGATCTTGAATTGATTGTTTTATAATTTCTTCAGCATAACTCATCTTGGAGATAACCTCATTTTAGTATTTCTTATTGGGAATCGGTTTATGAAAAAATATCTGACCATATCCATTCCATGATCGTGATATCCATCTTTTACAGGGTCTGGCTTCAAATTAGTTCCCTCCTTGTGTTCAGGGTATCTATAATTTTCAAAATCCTCAGATAATCCTTTGCATTTGTTGTCTAAGTGAATGAACCTCTCTCCATCTGCGTTCTCTATAAATCCACGAACATGGGAGATTCCAGAGGCTATATTGGTACTTGTTCTATCTCTTATAGACCTTATACCTATGCCAAATCTACGAAAGATTTCTATATCTCCCAAACCACTTTGTCCCTGGACCGATTTTCCAGCAGGATCACCAAAATAGGCTTGAACATTATAGGGTCTACGTTTAACAAGTTTTACAAGCTCATCAGTTTTAACATTAGATTCATGTATAATCTCATCTATAATATTTATATGCCATTTGCCTTCAACCCTATTAGTCTGAAACCAGCCCACAGCAGGCATCCTATAGCCAAAATCAAGACTGCAATAAGTTGGAAGAGCAGGATCATAAGGAAACCTACCCATGTCAATGTCTCGGTCAAAAGTGTATACCCTCCCTGCAAAACTCGTGAACTTTGCACCATATTCTTGATCATACACTTCAGGCGAGAGGTTTCTTCGTGCTTCTTGAAGATCGGAGTCTCCCAATCCAAGGGGATATGCGAATTGGTTTTCCCACGATGGTGAATTAAACGATATCCACTCAGCATCTGATTGTCCTTTCATATAAAGATCATAAACCCAGTTATAACCTTCAGGGGTTGTGATGAAGATTGCTTTTCCTTTTCTGTCAGACAAGGTGGGTCTTAAATACATCTCCCATACAATCTTCTTCTGTTTAGCAGCTTCATCTAGGATTAGAAGGTCTAATCCTTCTCCTACAAGTGAGTTTGGGTTGTCTGCTGATTTTGCTTCAAAGGTTGAACCACTAGTTGTTTCAATATACATGTCTTTATAGGATGCTCGTCTAGTTGTTATGTTTTTAGATGGATCAGGATTCTGAATTATATTGTGCCACACCTCACGAAATACCTTTTCAGCAGTTTGGTATGTTGGAGCTACTACCCAAGACCTTGTTTTGGGCATATTCAACATAACTTCTATTTCTTTAGAGGCAGATACAGACTTACCCCACCTTCTTCCACACACAGCTACTGTAAATCTAGCAGGTTTTTTAGGGAAATGTAATCTCTCTTGTCCTTTGTGGTAAGTATAGTCTGTAAAGTCGAACCATTTACGCTTAAACTCCCAAACTTTACTCTGATTTATCTCTGATGCTAACAAATTATAAAAAAGTCCTTGTTTTTTTCAAAAATCCTGCTATATTAATATATATATATATATATAATATATATAATATATAGTTATATAATAGTATAAAATAAATTAAAAAAGAATAAGAGTCGTTAAAGTTCATCTTTTTCTAGTTTTTCTAATTTCTCCATCCATTTATCTCTTTCTGATTTTGTATGTCTACCAGGGGGCAACAAATCTAAGCCTACTTCTTTGGCTCTTTTCCTTACTTGGTATCTACTGCTTTGTTTTTCTGCTTCTATAGGAGTTGTCTTCGCTTTATTTATCTTATATTTTAAGCGATTCTTCTCATATTGTTCTCTGACTTTAGGTTTATTGTTTGATGGATGTCTTTCAGGCAATACAATGTCTTCATCTGACAATTGATCTAAAACTTCTCCCTGTCCATCTGTAACTTCAAAAAACTCTACTTCTTCTGCATCATCTGCTTTCATAAATCTTTCAAAATTACTTTCAACTTGTATTTTTAACGTATTTTGTAGTTTACCAAAATGTTCTAATACGAGTCTAGCAGCATGAACATTGCCAAGTTTGGCTTCTTCAATTACTGCTTGAACAACCTCTGGTAAATGCTTACCTGCAAGTTCCATATATCTATCATAAATCTTTTCAACAACTTTAGGTTGAGCTATCCAGTTTGCTATCGTTCTACCAGTTACGCCTACCTCATCACCTACTTGTTTTAAATTCATTCCAGGGTTAGTTGCCATGACATCTATGGCTTTTTGAACTTGTGCTATATGATTTGCTACTATCTCTTTTTCCATACGTTAAATTAACGCTAATCTTTTATACTTACCAAATCTTTTCACGTTGTGTTACGTTTTTTCTATGGTATGGAGAATGTCCAACGCCCGACAGTAAAAATCCCCCAAACCACCTAAAAAATAAATTTCAAATTAACTCGAAATTGCTTGTTTTTAAACGTAAAACTAGGGTAAATTACGAGGTCGGAGGAAATTACTCCGAGTAAATAGCCTAGGAGACTAGGCAAAACTAGAAACAAATAAAGGAAATAAAATAAAATGAAATCTAAAAATAACAACCAAACTACAGATAAAGTTGATAGCCTGGTAAATGATATAGGTGATGGACTTTATAATTCAATGAACTTAGAAGGTACAACGAAAGCACCTAGGAAATTTACAATAGGTGAAATTTCAGAACGTGTAAGTTTTGCTTTTAAAGTTCAACCAAACGAAGAAATGGAAGATAGAGTTAGAGAAATCGTACTAACTAAACTCCGTGAATCTGGTAAGATTAAAAAGGAAATGAGCAATTACAATCTAGCTCAAGAAATAATAGCTTACCGAGTTCTAAATCCTAAAACAGATAACAGTTTACTACCTTCTCTTTGCAATAGTAGAAAGTTTACTATTGAAATTACAGAAGAAGAGCAAACTGTTTTACTTGGATTGGTTAACCTTCGTAATGGTTCGGGAGTTCATACAATACAGAAAGGACTAGATGGAAATACTATCTGTTCTTTTTCTGCAAACTTCGGTGAAATTAAGGAAAAAGATACTGCCGAAAAAGTAGTAAAAAGTTAGTCACTAGATTAACTTGAAACATAGAGCCTCTTTAATCGGAGGCTCTTTTGTTTCCCATAAAAATATTACAAAAATTTCAGTAGAAAAATTAGCCTATAGGCTATAAAGAGAAGTAAGTAAAATCAACCCTTATATAAAGGAGAAATGAAAATGGAAGTAATGATACTATTCCTAATAGCAATTCCAATAGTAGCGTATATCCTAGAAAGTAGAGGTCTATGATGAGTGGACTATTTATACTAATTCTAGCGATTACTATTCTAGTAATAATAAAGAATACACTAGTAGGGAGATATTCCTAATGGAAATGATTTATATACTAATAATATCAATACCTATTGGATTGTATTTAAGTAGAAAGTTATATGACTTTGTACTATGGATACATAGAATAGATTAATAATAACTAACAGGAGAGCATATGAAAAAACCTAGAATAGAAGCACTCATAAAACATAACGAAAATGTAATGGATAAAGTCCTGGAACAGAAGGAAACTAGCAGTTATAATAAGAAGCTCTATTACGAAGCTAGGGGATGGGTAAAAGCCTTAGAATATATACTAAGAGAATATGACTGCACACCTAAAGTAGAAGAACCTAAAACACATAGATTAAGAGTAGGAGAATAGATATGTGGTCAGTAGGTAGTGGTAAAATGATAGGCATATCTAGTCTAAATACAGATACTCCTAGCAATAAGTTCTGCCAGGGTATGTATAATTCTACTAAAGAAAATATAATCTGTAGAGAATGTTATTCTATGAGTATGCTAAAAACATTTAGGAAGAATTGTAGACCTAAATTCACTAACAATTCAAAGTTCCTATCTAGCAAGATACATGATAGAGAATATCTTCCACCTTGTCCATCTACTACTGGTAGGTTTCATAGTCATGGAGAACTTATAAACTCTATACACCTAGAGAATATATTAAACATCTGCTTGAATCAACCTATGACTACGTTTACTCTCTGGACTAAGAGAAAGAATATAGTTAATAAGGTTCTAAAG